ATAGAGTTGTATAGTCCAGGAGTCATATTAGCATCATCTTCATCACATGAAAATAAAGTACAACAAGCATTAGGGTCGGAGGCTTGTATGGTAGTGCATGAATATGCTGGTGGGTTACACCAACCCTCACAAAGCATCGGAGAACCAAATACTGGACCAGCTAATGGGTTTGTTGGGTCGAAATCATTGTATTGGAGATGGTTGGAATTAATTTGTTCACAGTCCTGACACCCGTATTGACCTAGACATAACCATCTGTCAGCATAACACTCACCATCATCAAAATCATCAACACACTCCATATAGTATTGGTGTCCTTGGATTACATTTGTAGTTGTTGTTATTCCAGTACCGGGTACTAGTTCACACGATAGGAGTGGTATATTTGATAAGTCTTGTGGACAAATCCAGGAAGAACATCCAACATATTCCCAATATGTAGTAGAGGTGAATGCTGTTGGTGGGTAATTCCCACTAGTAGTAGATAGTGCTTGGTAACAATTGCCTTGTGCACCAACCACAAAATCCCCAACACCGTACGCATATCCATTTTGAAATGTCCCTGCTTTACCTACATCTGGGGATGGTGCAGCTGGTGAATTAACATGTGGGTATGTGGTGTCATCACATGGCAATAAAGTTCCTGGTGGACAGTTTACACATTCTGGTGAACATGCCTCCCAAATATGTTCCATAGGTATACTATTTTGGTACCACACACCTTGTAATGTTTCAGCTGGTGGAACTCGTGCCCATATGGATGGTGTTGGCCCTACTTGAGTGATGTTTTTTACTGCCATAAAACAACAACATGTATCATACGAGGTGTCAAAAACTATATCACCCACTACATAGTCAGTATATGGTGACCACACACCCATTTGTGCGTTAAATGTTATCGGCATAAATATACCACTTATCCTATCTAAATACTCATCTTTAGTTTCACAATATATACAATCCTGTACTGTACATTTGAAACAGTCGTACGCACCAAAAGCCAGAGCGTCTAACCCACAACTTTCAGCTACATAAAGTGTAATGCCATTAGGAAAATCATAAAAATTAATAGGGGTAGCATTATTTGCTGAGGAAATAGTATAACCCGTGTAAACTAAGTCGGCATGATAAATCACACCATACATTCCCGTTTCTATATTATTAGTTACTGGGTTTATGATGTCCCCTCCGATTGGCACAACAGTATTGATTGTATACCCTGGTGGTAAAAATGGGGAGTTTGCGGTTGTATAGGTTTGGAATATCCCTAATATACTATCTGTTACACCTGTAACTTCAAAGCAGTTAGGGAATTGGGTTAATCCACTATATTCATCTATATGTGTTCCTCCATCCCAAGGGATATAGTCACTTTGTCCAAAAGTACCAGATGGTCCTGAAGTATAACCTGTGGATACTGTTACACCAGATGGGTTTATGGTTAACCCAGTATTCGACCATGAGTTAAAAGCCATTAATTCGTTATAAGTATAATTTGGTGCTGTAATTATCTGAGACACACTGGTAGGCCCCCATGGTGTGTCTTGTGTTACAGTAACTCTGTATTGGGTTGGTGTTCCATTCGTATATGTGTTTGACGCTGTTATCCCACCACCTACAGAATAAGTAAGTGATGTTGGTCCTCCACCAGACCCACCATCACCCCAATCAATGGTATATGGTAAATCTTGTAACTCCTTATAATAACTAAAATCGGTAGTATTCCATATTGTAACTGTATCACCCACTACAGCGTTTGTTGATGCGGTAAACACAAAATTAGAAAATGCTTCTTTTTGGCTTATATTACCATCCCACACACTATAGTGACCAATATCGTTAAAATCTTGGGATAGGAGTAAAGTTAGGTTACTTAGATTATCCGATAGTCCGGCATCACAATGACATGGTCCTATTTTGTAAGAAAGGTTATATTGGGAAGTTGTGTTGATTGGTTTACTAAAATCTACATATAGAGATTCGAAAAGTGTTATCACATAATCATATGTTCCTCCTGTTACTATTTGTGTTGGTACGTTGTCATGAACATCAAAACCGTAAAAAGCTTTGTAGGCATAATTTCCAATATTTGTACAATGACCACTATTAACTGAATAATTTAAGTCCCATAATATCACACACGGGTTAGCCATAGAACAGTGACGTAACTCTTGTGGGAAAGTAGTTATGTTACCATTTAAAGCGTCCATTAGTTGTGAAGCTGTTGCATTATACATGCTCATACCTGAACAATCCACACTATAATTTATAGGCCAATAGTTAGTTCCCCCACTACAAGGTAATGAGCCATACACATCTGGATTTGTTCTTTTTATTCTAAAGTTTAATCTTTCCATAAATTAAGGGTTAATATATTCATAAAATTTTATTGGTTGTTGTCCTGGTGGAAATCCTGTCCCTACTTCACTCCCCATACCTACTTGACCTGAATTATAATTATTTGCTGTATATTTTCGTACTTTATAATTATATCTTGGGTTATATGAGGTGTTAGCTTCTATTTTAAGAATTACCTCGTAGTAATAGTAGTCTATAAAATTATACGCTGTTGGCATAGGTAGGGGTGGACTTTCGTTTATCATCCTCATTATTTTCCCTGTTTTAGCGTTAAAAAATTGACATGACATATAAAATACCTTTCCTTCATATAAATCTCTTTTTTAAACCACTGAATATAATAATTTTCATTAAGTCCTGGTCTAGGTCTTAATCTAACTTTAGGTTCTATAAGTTTCCAAGAAATGTCGGCTGGCAGTACTCCATTACTTAGTTGGGTATAATATTCTAGTGGGTCTGTTGTTACGTTAACGGGAACATTACCACCCTTTAAACAATTATTCAGTGGCATGATATTAGAAAATACCATTTTTTGTTGTTTTCTATCTGGAGAATCGTAAAAATTAAATTTAAAAAAACTTTTAATAACCACATTTGCATCATTCGCTAACTCAAATTCAGTAAACCCTAAAGTGGTGAAATTACTCTGGTATGCGTTTGTTTGGTCAAGAAATTCGAACTGGTAATATATAGAGTCTCCACTAACTGAGTTATTGAAAGCGTATTTTGTTGTTTCATAATCATTTATAATGTTAATGTTATCCTGTAATTCTACTTCCTCATAAATATCTATTAGTTGTTCCCGACCTAATTCATCAAACCCCTGACCTAACGGTATTGTTATTTTTTTGTTAGTGTCTGATGCTTTTATTTGTATTCTATTGGCAGCCATCCATGTATGCGTTTAATATGTTTATCGTACTCGCGGAGTATTCTTTTAAAGTTAGTATAGGACCTACAGACTCAACCATAAATTCTAATGTCTTGTGTGGGTAATGAGCGTCATTCAGATAAGGGTAGACAACCCCATTCGTTTCATCCTCAAAATAACCTACAGGTAATAATGGCCTCCACCTAAATGTACCTTCTATAGAAGAATAAGTAGCATACTGTGGGGATGTAAATAGGCTGTCGTTAAAATTTATACTGACAGATAATTTTCTTATCGGGATTCTGTTGTGTGGTTGGTATTTGTATTTAGACTGTATCTGTGGGGATGTTGGGTTTCCGGAATCTAAGGTGTCAGTATTAAATTTTAATGAGTGCCCTATTTCGGATATTATTCTTTCTTGTAACTCATATGGGTTATACTCCACAAAAGCTCCTCTATATGTGGTACCACTAGCTGGTAAAGGCTCAACACCATTAGCATTTGTTTGTATAATATTTGTAGGGTTGGTTGTGTTGTCTATAAATGGGTCTATATTACCATCTTTTTTAAAATTCCACCCCCAACCATAACCACAAGGTGAATTACTACTTACATAATCCCACATCAAATTTTTATTAGTAGTAAAAATAGTTAAGTACATATCTAATATAGGTCTATTAAGGTTATCAAAATAACTCTCACGGTCTATGTCGTCATTTACGTTCCATAAATAAGATTTAAATTCTTCTATTATTACTGTTTTACCTGGGTATGTAGGTGGTGTTTTACGTGACTTAAATACTCTACCTCTTTTATTATAAATTCCGTTTTCAAACCCAGTTCTACCTAAAGTATAGTCTGTGGAATTTGTTATTAATTTATGTATGTGACTGTAGTATTGAGATTTGGTTTCTGGATTATCCGGGTTGGTGAATCTTTTAAGTATTGCGACTCCTTTAGTTGGCCACGGTGTCGCTCCCCCATTAATTGTTGTACCAACTAAACCCCTAGTGTTTATATTAATCACATATTCATCAGAATTCTCATACCCGTCCCCTAAAGAATCGACCTTGAGTAGTGTTTGTGTACTTGTGTGTGTAGTACCGTCTATAGTTAGGACTAAGTCAATACTCCCAATATAATCTATCCCACCGAAAGAAGTGGTGTGTGGTATTGATTCAGGTTGTAATTCTATATATTCACCCGGTGATAATCCGTGAGGAGCTGCGGAGATAAATCTAAGAACTTCTTTTCCGTTTATTTCTGCAATCTCAACTTTACATGGTACCCCATCACCCGATAGAAATTTTACCCCATGACCTAAATCATAATCTGTTGTAAATTGCATTGGTTGGGTTGTGTCTGAGGAATAAACATACGACATATATAGTACCCAATTATCTTGGTATGCTAGTGTATCACTATATATTGATGTCATTGTTGATGGTCCGTAGTGTGAAAGGGGTGTAAAATCAAAGGCTTCTGCCGGTGGTAACCCAACACAAGGTAATGTCGTACAACCTTTAAAGTCCGGTAAAAAATACATACTACTTACCATGTCTGGGTCTTGTGTATAACCTGTTATTATATTATGATATAAAACATCTATTTTCCCATACATCCTATAGGTGCTAGAATAATCCCTCTCAAAATCAAATTGTTCTACAACATTTAAAACTAGATTTCTATCTCCTTGTATTAAATTTCGTCTTTCTGTAGATAATAATGGTTGTAATGAAACATCAAAATCTGTCGCTCCTTTATACTTGGAGGTACCCCTTACTATCCTTATATTTTTTTGGTTACTCATTACACTACAGTTCCGGCTAATTCTTCATCAACATACAACCTGATAAAGGTATTATAGGACGTTTCTCCTGGTCTTAACCCAAAGTAGTAGAATAGTGGTTGTGAAAAAACCATACTTGTTTCACTGTTACTGGTCATTAATGGGTAAGAGTTTGGGTAGGTATATCCTTGTGGGTTACCCATATTATGTTGGTATTCTCCGGAAGGTGGTAGAGCAGCAGTATTATAAGTCACTGGGGTAGTTACTCCAATCGCTGGAAAAATTGACATTGGACCCATTGGTATGGCCATTTTAATCTGGTAGTCTCCAGTGGTGTATTGCCAATCATTAAACGCGTGTCCGAACCCACCAGAACCTCTAACTCTCCACGGATAAAAAGGTATTTGTTGTGTTGAAGCTGATAAATCTTGTGTGACACAATCTATTAATTCTTGTCCTGCCATAATAGTTGGTGTGGATGCAGTAAATAGTATTGGTGTCCACTCTATGTTTTGAGAGGAGTTGAGGGTGGACCAGTCCATATTTACCGCATTCTCTAAATAAGGTGAGGATTGTTCTATTTGTGCTGGTGGGTACTCTAAACCGGGGATTGGTAATGTAACTGTTTGTGCTGGGTCTGAACAGTCACAAAGTGTACCACTCAGATTTGATTCATACCCATAAACCCCTAACATAGAGTTTTGCATTAATGCTTGTGCTACATCACCACCTATTTCTTTATGGGGTCTAGGAAACATACTAGCTAACGTATAATTGGTCGCGTATGCCTTCAAATTATATATGTCAGAAACTAGGTCTGTTATGTCTTGGAATGACGTACTTCCTATTTGGTCAGTAACTGAACACTCTTCCGCAAACTTAGGGTCTAGACATATTTGTTGTATGCATTGATTTCTAGAACCCATATCCGTCATTGTTGTTGGGAATAGGAGGTGTCTAGCCATATCCCCTGACGCATGTAAGTCCTCTATCGGTGTAGCACCAAGAATCCAAAATGTCACCACACCATCAGTATCACCAATAAAACTACCATTAGCTGACGCACTTGTAACTCTAAACGGTGATGACCTATAATAAAATGTGTTATCTTCAGGGTGTAAATACACTACCTTTTTACAATATTTGGAGTCTGTGGCGTACGTATCAAATTGTTCACCTTTCCAATTTGTATAACCATTAACAGTCATTTTTAATTTTGCCATAAACTGGAACTGGTATAAAAACCCACTTACCCAATTATTTTCCCAGAAATAATTAAGAATTCCATTACATAAAGCACTAGCTATTTTTTCTCTCTTCATCCATTCATATAATACCACCATATTTAAATTATGACCAATACATATAGGATTAAAACATATTATTTTTACATAACATCCACCAGCTGCATAACCATCAGAATCAACCGAATCAGATGGGTATACGGATGAATTGTAACCATATTCATTATGACAACAGACACCGTCTGTATCTGGTTCTGTTGGTGGGGCGGTCTCGTATATTGACCCTGTTGTACCACAACAGTCATGACTCCACTTCATAGAAATTCCTGACGAAGTGTCTACACCCGCACTACCCACTGGACATGGTGATACACCTCCGTTAGTTGCTGGGTCTGGTACCGCATCCGGACATGGAGCGAAGGTGGATAAATCTTCAAACTCCCAACTTGCAGAAGGCCTACAATTACACTTTTCACAATCCGGATACTTAGTTTGTCTTAACTGAAATAAAATAAATCCAATTCTTAAACCAAAATATTCACATGCTATACCACATCCATGACCTGTTAAATTTATTGTCCCACATATCTGGGGGGGTGATGGTAATAATTCGGACATCCTAAATAAAACCCAGGTGGTGTTAAATGGCCACCCTAGAGAAAATGAAATCACAATATCATAAATTGCGCACCACAATTCACACAAAGCATAAATAATAAATAAAACAATCCCCAATATTATCCCTAATATAGCTGCTAATAAACTAACAATCAAATTTATAACCATATAAATTAAACCTAGAACATCATATAACCAATTCATAAAGAAAATCATAAATTTTGCGTTTCTCACAGCACTATTAATTGGGAAGAACATTGCTGAAGTGGAACATTGTTGGGACATTTCAGGTAGGATTTCTTTTATACCAATAAACTGCCTTCTACCTAGATGTTTAACATGGTCATGAAATTGAGCACAAGTATACACCCTATTAAATGTCATATCATAAAACACATCTTTGGCTCCAGGCATTAGATGTCTTTGTGCGTATCCATGGTAGTCACTATATTCTGTTGAGAACGTATAGCTTCTAGGGTCGATTGAGCCACTATTACCATAATTACTGTTACTTGTTGTATATTCTCTAATATTAGGTACCAGGTATGCCCCTGAACGTCTTAACCTAGCACTACCTCGACTTTGTTCTGGTCTAACCCTAAATCTACATCGTGTTCTTGTTGGTACCCCTTTGGATGGGTCGTTTGATAGTACCATTTTACCAAATTCGTCAGTTATAACGTGGTCTAAATTCATAGGTAAATGAACTAGGAATGCCCCATTCTCATTAACAACTCTACCACCATTACTTAGGTAATGTCGTTGTAATACCGGCACTTTCCCACCTAGAGGTGCACCATTATACATTGCTGGGTTACCTGGGTTGTAGGTTGGGAAGGCTGCTGCATCATCTTTTAAGAACGGTGTGTACCTAATAACATCTATAATTCCGGGAGTTGTTATTAAACTACATAACTCACCCATATGTTTTTTAGGTTTACAATTTCTATTAATAGAATCTTTATCAGTGTCTTGGGCTGTACTACCCATAAAAACAGAAGTGGGTTCTAGTTTAAAACCAGAATTACCCAAATCAAAATCTATTCTTGTTATAGCAGCTCTACATTGTTCTTCATCACCCCAAAAAGGTTTTATATCAACAACTTTATTCTGGTTTAAAATTTGTGGTAAGGAGTCTATTTCATCATCATCCCTAAATTTAGGGCCGTCAAAGTCAGATTCCGGAAACCCTTTCTGTTTGAAGTCCTCTGGAAGTTGAGAAAAACACCCAATATCACTTAAATCCACATCCATTACAATTTGTTGTGTCCCTGTGGGTACACCATAAATCATAAAGTCACCAGATTCGTTTGTTTTGGCTGTAAATTTATAATATTTGTCGTAAACGTATTTAACTTCTTGTTTAGTTAGTACGTCGTTAAGTTTTGGGAATGTTCCGACTGGAATATGGCAATTAAAATTAGGTTCAGTACTTAATAAATTATACCTTTTCCCTTCTTCATTTTTGTGATATGGTTCTTTATAGGGGTATAAAAACTTTATAACCTCATTTTCCTCGTCTTCACTATCTAATGGTATGAAGATAGATATTTTTGCGTTAGGGATACCGAAACCACTATTAGCGACCACTCTACCACACACAACACCAAAATCAGAACACATTCTTGTGTATATTTCTTGTTGTGTAAGAGATAAACTTAGGATTTCTAATAAATCAAAATCTTGATTTAATTCAAAAGTTATATTTTTATCCTTACCTACTTCTGTTCTTACTCTAAAAGATTTGCCCATATATAATTAAAAAATTTTATCTAAAAAGGTTTATAGTACTTATAAAAATAAATAGTTCAACCCTTAAAAGTAAAAGTAACTAGTTGAGGCTTATAGTAAAGTTTAGGTGAAGTTAGGTTTGTGTGGTTTGCGTATTCTTATCGCAATGTCTTTTTCTGGGTATCTTACTTGTAAAATCTCATCTGGTTGAGCGTATATTGTGTCACCTATGAGTCCTATCTCCCTAGTCCCTTGACTTACGTATGGTTGGGATGTGACGGACTGGGAGTACGTATTACCTACTTTATTATAGACTTTTAAATCCGCTATATTTACAATTCCTGGTTGGTTCATTATTTGACTTCTTAGTTCACCCAATGATAGGTCTTGCCCCATTTCTATTTTATTTATACTAAAGTATTCACTTATTTTTTCTATTACGTTACTAACTATGGCTCCCGAATTAAATGAACTTTCTACAGTCACATCAACCATAAAAGAAATATCAATTACTTTGGCTGGACCCACAACTATATAATCGTTCATCATTCTATAGTTGGATAGGTATGTAGCTATATTATTTTTTAGTGTTGCCGTTGTCTCGGAAGTTAGTTTGCCTTCTGGTGTGTACGACAATATGTTTAGTTTTACCTTATTTTCTATTTCTGTCACACCCACTTTAGCTGGGGCTCCAAATGTACTAGGCATTGTTCTTAACTTAGAAACATAGTCATTAATGGACACTGCTCTATTTTGTGCGGCAAAATTAAATGATATATAATTTCTAATTTCTTCTACCGACATTGGGTCGGCACCTCCTATGGCTGATGTAACATTCGTAACAGCTAAACTATCTACAACATTTTGATTTATTTGTGAGTTTGGTCCAGCAACGATAAACGTATTAGTGCCAACATGCCTTATAGAACCAGCACCTAAATTAGAAGCTTTTCCCCCACCAACCCTATATTGTATAAATATAGTACTATTACCAGCTACCATATTACCTAGTGAGATATTATTCATGTATTGGGACATGTTTAGTACGGTACCTTTTTTTGCGAAATCGTCTAATAGGTCTTGTGATGTTTGGTTACCACCACCAAATGTTAGGTGAAAATACCCTTCTGGTGTATATTGTGTTGTGAATCTTTGGTTTACTTCTATGTATTTCCCCACTTTTATACCAACCTCGTCTGGTGGTGCTGATGGGTCTTCAACAAACACCTCATCTTGTGCTAAGGCATCCACTTCATACCACTTATTCGTGGTTGAGGCTAAAAATTCTACATTAGTAGGTAGTGTTTGATACCCCATTCCTGGTTTTTGTATTACACCGGTAACACCAACCACACTCCTTTCTGGTAAAAATAACTCATAAAAAGGACTTACTAAAGAGTTTGTAATTTCTTTCTTGAAAATTTTAGTGACACCATTAACGGCTACTTCTCTTTTTGTTATGGTGTAATTTTGTATAATCCCACTAACATCTTTGTTGGGAATTTTTGTCCTATTCACAATACCGTCACTATTGTATTGTGTGGAAAAATCACAGTCATTTACTAATTCAAATACCTGACCCCCACCTCTAAATTGTGCTCCTCTTCTTAAATTACCTAAATATTTATAATCTTCTTTATCACCCAATGCTGGAACTATAACGGAAACATCCACCAGTGTTATTGAAGGACGGTTTCCTGGTATTTTTAGACCATATGTTTTAGCTAAATTATATAATGAACTTCTTTCTTGTGCAAAATCTAGTACTGTCTCTTGGAAGGTTCTGTCTATTTGGAAGTTTAGGTTGTCTGCTACTGCAGCATTTAAATCTAAAAATACTGAGTATATAGAAGCGTCATTCGCGTTCTTAATTAACTCCGGATAATAGGTATTAGTTAATCTAAGTAGTTCGTTTCTAATCCCTAGAAAGTCTCTTTCTGTGTATGCTATCTTTTTTTCTGCCATTTTATAAATTTATTACAACAAAATCTTTAGTTTCGAAAAACCCATCACCAGCGGTATAGTCAATTCTCACCCTTAACATATATTCTCTTTCAGGCTCCCCACCAAAATCAAAATCATCTTTATTTATGTTGTCTGAATTAGGGCTAGTTTCTTCCTCCAACCTTACATCTTCTGCTGATTTTACATTAACGTCATTAATTGTTAAATTAGGTATAAACTTATCTACCGCATCTCTAATTTCATTATCAATACTTAGTTTGGTTGTATTGTCCAATGGTTCGTATACAAACTTCATCAAATTTGTACCAAAATCAGGCAAGAAATACCTAGACCCTTTAACAGTAAGTATTAAATGAATTAAGCTTGACCTTACTTCATCATCTGTCTTACTGTTTACGTTTAAGAACAATCCTTCTGGACTATCTTTAAATGGAAATCTTATACCGTATTTTTGACTAGGCATTCTTTTTTATAATAAATACTTCAAACATTAGTTTGTTAGGCGTTTAGTACTGTACTTTTGATGGGTTGGTTGATATGGACAGTGTTTACACCTACCACCACAACACATTCCTCGTTTTATATGGTAATGTTCTGTCATTACCATTTTACCACTAACCCAATAAAAATCTTTTGGTTTGGGTTTGGTAAATTCTTTACGGTATAGTTCACTAATCCAGTCGTCATCCCTTCTCATCTATTACTAAATTTGTGTTTCGCTTATTTCTTTTTCATTAGTAGTGTCACTATCTTTTAGGTTTTTTAAATCTACGTCTATCTCACAGGTCCCACCAGCACATGCTAACTCCCCTGAAAGATTAGTGTTGTCGTCTAGTTCTACCACTTTAGATAAGTCAACATCTGATAATGGTCCCATCATTTCTTCATACTTTTCTTCTGTGATGTCCTCAAACGGGGCTTGGATGTACGTCCCACCATTGTAAGGTAATACTGATAACCCATTATAATGTTTTCTATTCTCCCACATCCATTCACCCGCTGCATTCCATTCGTGTTCTCTTAATGAAATTGTAGCTGATACATTATGAGTATTTGACCCATTTCTATGACCTGCTTTGACCCATTCTGTTGCTACTTTTTTA